CTCCTTAATATTTAATACTTAGAATTTTTAAAAAATGAATGAACCTAAATTTTATATTCTTGTGGATCCAGATACAAAAACTGCACTCACACATTTAATAGCAGAAGACAATCTATTGGAAGTTTGGCCAGAGAAAATTGATTTAAACAATTTACCTCCTGGAGTTAAAAGATTTAAAACAATGACAATGGAAGAAAGTATTGAGCATAATAAAAATTTTAATTTACAAGAAAATGAAGAACTCATACTAGATTATGAATATGATTCAGCTAATGACCATATTTACCACGTGCATAGTAAAAAAACTTTGAGTGTAGATGAACACGCAGCTAAAAAAATAGATCGTCTAAAAAATTTAATACATTATCATACTCATGAATTGACAATGGCAAATAATATAATACATCAAACTAAACATAACAGTAAAAAAGAAATACATAAAAAACATCATCATAGAACACAAAGATTTATAAAACATTTAAATAAAATTTTACATAAAAGTAATACAGAAATTGTTAAGGTTGATTATGATACTTTGCCACATCCAATTAAACCGGTTTATCATGCTCCAGAAGATATTTGGTTGGATCATGGGTTTAAAACACATCGACATCAGATGAAATCTGAAGATTAAAAATTAATTTATATCAATCCTCCTATTAGATAAATACAAGATAATAGGAGAGATTGGATGGCAACCCAAATAACTAACAGAGATGACTTTAAGCAATATTGTCTGCGTAGACTAGGCTTTCCTGTCATTGAAATAAATGTAGATGATGACCAAGTGGAAGACCGTATTGATGATGCACTTCAATACTGGCAAGACTATCATTTTGATGGTTTACAAAAAGTATATTATATCCATACTGTGACTGGTTCACAAATCGTTTCTGATATAAATCTTTCAACACTTTATACTAGCGGTGCAGTTGCCAATGCCACATTTATTGGTGCCACATCCGGTTCAAAAGCACTTCTTAAAGTTGGTGGTTTTCAAGGTGCCAACAATACACAAATCTCCGTAATGGGAGATCAAGCCTTTCAAGTTGGTGAAGGCATTTCTTATTATGATACTAATGGAGATATTACTCCAACTGGAGCTAATGTTGTTTCATATATGATGGGTGACGTAGATAAGAAGTATCTAGACTTATCTAATGCCAAAGACCAAGATGGTAATTCAATGGAAATCATTGGTGTTCCTAGAATCTTTCCAGTAACCGATTCACAATCCACGGTCAATATGTTTGACCTTAGATACCAACTCCGACTGAATGAGTTATATGACTTCACCTCAGCGTCCTATATCAATTATACTTTGACACAACAACATCTACGATCTTTAGAATTGATGTTTACTGGTGAAGTTCCAATACGCTTCCAAAGGCATATGCAGAGACTCTTCATTGATTGGGCTTGGGGTTACTCAGAAGCACCAGTAGGAACTACGGTCATTGCCGAATGTTATGCCAATATTAATCCTGATGTATACAAAAAGGTATGGAATGACCGTTGGTTGAAAGAGTATGCCACGGCTTTGGTCAAACGTTCATGGGGATCCAACCTCAAGAAGTTCAATAATCTACAATTGCCAGGTGGTGTTACACTCAATGGTGATACTATCTTTGATGAAGCTGTTAGAGAGATTGACCAGTTACACAAAGAGATGGAGACAAATTATGGGGCGCCGCTTGAATTCTATCTTAATTGAGCAATAACTATAATGGCAACATCACATTATTTTGGCAATTACAGTAATAAAGGTGAGCAAAGACTCATTGAGGATATTATTGTTGAATCAATTAAAATCATGGGAACAGATTGTTATTATCTGCCTAATGATAATGACCAAGCACGGGACATTCTTTATGGTGAAGATCCAGTCAAAAAATTTGAGTCATCGTTTCCAATTGAAATCTATCCAAGTAAATCAACCGAATATGGTGGTGAAAAAGAATTCTTTTCTAAGTTTGGCTTAGAGATTCGTAATCAAATGACGGTGATTATGTCTAAGAGGTCTTTCTCACAGAGAGTACCACAAGATAAATTCAGTAGACCAAGAGAAGGTGATTTACTTTACATTCCATTTTTAAATGGTACTGGTGAATTGTATGAGATTAAGTTTACAAACCAAACTAAAGACTTCTTCATGTTAGGCCGTCAAGTACCATACTTCTATGAATTGGAACTGGAGAAATTCCGTTATTCACAAGAAGCAATACAAACAGGTCAGGTCGAAATCGATTCTGTGGTTACCGATTCAGCATATACACTCAATCTTAATTTGAATGTTGGCCAAGGCAATGATATTAAATATACAATCAAAGAAGTTGTATATCAAGCACCAAGCCATTTACAAGCGGATGCTACAGCCGTGGCTTTGGTTCAATCTTGGATACCACATACTGGTGTATTGACAGTCACCAATATTGCTGGTGAGTTTATCGATGGTGAATTGATTATTGGTGTATCTTCTGGCGCTCAGTATCCATTAAGTGCATACGATCCATTGGAAAATCCAGCAAGAAAAGAAAACTACGACAATCAATACATAGATACTCAAGCTGGCAATATTGTTGATATGTCTGAAATTAATCCATTTGGAAAATTATAATGGCCAATATATTCTATAACCGAGTAATGAGAAAACTTGTCGTAGGTTTTGGTAACCTATTTGACAAGATTACTTTGGTTCGTTATAACGCCGACAACTCAGAAGCAGAACGATTCTTGGTGCCTATTGCTTATGCAGCCAAAGAAGATTATGTGATGCGTCTTGAAGGTGATTACAATTTGGACAAAAAAGTTCAGATGACATTACCTCGTATGTCTTTTCAGATGACAGGAATGAAATATGATTCTTCTCGTAAATTAAATACCAATGTTAAATCTTTTGCACAACAATCTGGCGGTGGCATTTCAGCACAATACAATCCAGTACCATACGACTTTGATTTTTCTTTGTTCATCTATGTAAGAAACATTGAAGATGGTACACAGCTGATTGAACACATCATACCATACTTTACACCAGACTACACAATCAAACTCAATCTTATTCCTGAGATGGGAATTACCAAAGAGATTCCTATCATATTGAATGGTGTTGATATGCCTGTGGATTTTGAAGGTGATAGAGAAAGAGACACAAGAGTTATTATATGGACTTTGGATTTTACAGTCAAAGGCTTCATCTTTGGTGGTGTTTCAGATAATATTAAGATTATCAAAACATCTATCACAAACATATACAATGAAATATCACCTGATGATGTGGTGATATTCAACATGACACAACAAGGTATTGGTCAATATCAAATTGGTGAAACGGTATATCAAGGTTATTCACACACATTGTCTACGGCTTCAGGTAAAGTAGTTGAGTTTAATAATAATCAATTACACTTATCAAACATTACTGGTAACTTTGTTTCTGGTCAACCTGTGTATAGTGTGATATCAAATTCAAATTATGCATTTGATTCTTATGTTGTACAACCACATAAGTATGTTGAAATTACAACAACACCAAATCCAATTAACGCCACACCAGCAAACAATTATACATATAACACAATCGTAACGGAGTATCCAAACTAAAATGCCATCATTTACACTTACAGGCGGTACAACTATTAACGGTGGTGTAACCATCACCACTTATATTGCTCCATTTATTGGACAAGATAATCCAGCTAACGCTTTGGAACCTAATGCAACTGCATGGGTTTTAATGGATGGTCCTTTATATAATACACCAGGAGTTCCAGCTTCTGGATTTAAAGGTGGCTCAAGTTGGAGAAAGATGGAACCATCAACTACAACTAATGGCAAAACAGATTATATCTACGGCAACGAGCGTGTATATTGGGATGGTACAAATTGGTTATATACAAATGAAGTATATAGTGTAGTAACAACAATAAGTGCTGGTACAGGTGGTGCTTGGCCATGGTTAGCAGTATGGACAACTAATTATACAGGCGCAAAAATTACAGGCAGTTATGCAAAAACAACCAACTATCCAGCAGTACCTTAAAAGGAAATAAAAATGAGTTTAACAATAAATGGCGGAACAACAATTAATGGTGGATTCACATTAACTTCTCAACCTATAATAACACCAGGGATTTCATTTACAATATTGGATACAGATTTTGCTAGCGCAGCATATGTTGGTCCAGGTATTACAGACTTTGGTCAATCTATTGGAATGTTAAGCAGCGGAACAAATGCTACGGATACTGCACAATATGGAATAGCATTAAGTAGCTTTTCTGCTCCAAAATTGGCAGAAATACAAGCGTATTTTTTCACAAATGCGTTAGTAAATAATGGAACTCTT